TGGCAAGAAGAAAAGAAAAAAAGCTATGGGTGGCGGAATGATGACTCAATCTCGTGCCATGTACAAAGGTGGCGGAATCTGTATCAGAGGAATGAATAAGGACGCCGCTGGAAAGAACTCGTAATGCGAGCTTACTATTCAAAAGGAGGACTACGAGAATGGGTAGCACAGAAATGGGTGGACATAGGAGCACCGAAGAAAGACGGGAAGTATCAACCATGCGGAAGATCGAAGGGAAGCAAAAGGAAGTATCCAAAATGCGTCCCACTTGCAAAAGCCACACGAATGACAAGCTCGCAAAAGGCGAGTGCTGTCAAACGAAAACGAGCAGCAGGTAATCCTGGTGGTAAACCCACCAACGTTGCAACATTTGCTAAAAAGAAAACAGCGTAATGAGAACATATTTTTCAAACGGTAGTAAAAAAAGATTTAACAAAAAAAGTCTTAAAAGTTATTCTGAAAAAGATTTTTATGAATTTGGCAAAAATATTAAAGATCATATAGAAGATGTTGATAGTGGAAAAATAATATTTAAAACACCTATGCTTTATAATAAAGGATTTAAATCTAAAACACCTGTTATTAATCCACAGTCAAAAGAATATCAAGAATCTCTACAAAAAAAAACTAAAGCTGTTGAAGCAGCAGAAGGTGGAAGAATAGGATATTCAAAAGGCACTATGCCTGCAAGAAACAAAAAGAACTTTAGACCTACAAAGTCTGGAGCTGGTATGACACGAGCCGGTGTCAAAGCATACCGAAGATTAAATCCCGGCTCTAAATTAAAAACAGCCGTGACTGGTAAAGTGAAACCAGGATCAAAAGCTGCCAAACGTAGAAAATCGTACTGCGCACGTTCACTAGGGCAACTCAAAAGAGCATCAGCCAAAACTAGAAATGATCCGAACTCACGTATCCGTCAGGCAAGAAGGAGATGGAAATGTTAAAGAAAAAAGCAAAAATAAAAAAAGTAATTAAAGGTTTGAATAAGGCCTCTAAGTTACATGCTAAACAAGCTAAAACATTAAAAGGAGTAATCGGAAAAAATGCAACTAGAAACAATAATAAAAAAACTACTTAAGTTCATAGACACAAGATCAGAAGCATTATCTATATCAGTCACCACAGGTGGTGTTGACAGTATGGAGAAATATAGATATATAATAGGACAAATAACAGCCCTAGAGGCAACAAGACAGGAACTCTCTAACCTGCTAGAAGATAAGGAGCAACATGGAACAGTCATCGATATTAAAACCAAACAATAAACTTGTTGGTGTAAAATCATCAAAACAAGAACCAAAATTACCAAAACCTACCGGTTGGAGAATGTTAGTTTTACCTTTTAAAATGAAAGAGAAAACTAAAGGTGGAATACATTTAGCCGAAACAACAATAGAGAGGCAACAGGTTGCATCTCAAGTTGGTTTGGTTATGGCCATGGGTCCACAATGTTATAAGGATAAAGAGAGGTATCCTGAAGGTCCATGGTGTAAAGAGAAGGATTGGGTTATGTTTGCAAGGTATGCAGGTAGCCGAATCAAAATTGAGGGTGGAGAGATGCGTCTGCTAAACGACGATGAGGTTTTAGCAACAATTGATAGTCCAGAGGACATCTTGCATGAGTTCTAAACATAGGAAGGAGTAAACTATGCCAGACAATGAAAAAATGGTACCACTTGATACATCAGGACCTGATGAAGAAGTGAGTATCGAAGAAACAAAAGACGAAGCTGTTGTAGAAACAGATGCGCCGAAACAAGAAACAGAAACAGATAAAACATTTGAAAACGAAAGAGAAACAAAGTTAGACGAAAAAAAAGACGGTGAGCTCGAGGATTACAGTAAAGGTGTGCAAGCTCGTATTGCGAAACTAACTCGTAAGATGAGAGAAGCAGAGCGAAGAGAAGCTGCTGCTGTTAAATATGCACAAGGTGTAATTCAAGAGAAAACAGAATTAGAAAATAAATTTAAAAAAACTGATTCTGATTATATGAAAAAATTTGAGACTACTATCTCATCAGGAATAGAGGCGGCACAAAAAGAATTAGCTGCAGCTATAGAATCTGGAGATGCGAAAGCTCAAGTTGAGGCTAACAAAAGAATTGCAACACTCGCTTTTGAGAATGCAAAATTTGAAGCCGCTAAAGAAAACAAAGAGATTGTAAAACAGGAAGAAGTACCTGTTCAAAATCTTTCTCAGGGTGGTCAGATAAATCAACCTGCCATGGATGACTCGATCAATACGGATCCTAGAGCTGAAGCATGGGCTTCTAAGAATACCTGGTTTGGTACAGACAGAGCGATGACATTTACTGCTTTTGAGATACATAAGGATCTAACAGAAAAAGAAGGGTTTGATCCTAGTTCTGATGAGTATTATGCAGAGGTTGACAAAAGAATCAGAGTTGACTTCCCGCATAAATTTGGTACAAATGAAACTAAGCAATCGACCGCCCCTGTTCAGACAGTGGCTTCAGCTAAAAGAAGCGTAAAGCCTGGTCGCAAACAAGTGAGACTCACATCGTCTCAAGTAGCAATAGCTAAAAAATTAGGTGTGCCACTCGAAGAATACGCAAAACAATTAAAAAACACGGAAGGAGCGTAACATGGAAAAAAACGAAAAAAATACTTCACGTGCGAATCAAACACGGTCAAAGTCTGAAAGACCTAAAGTGTGGGTTCCACCATCTTCTCTAGATGCACCCCCTGCACCTGATGGATTCAGGTATAGATGGATAAGAGCTGAAGTCTTAGGATTTCAAGATACGAAAAACGTAACCGGAAGATTAAGAGAAGGTTATGAATTAGTTCGTGCCGAAGAAGTCGAAAACGCAAGTGATTATCCAGTTCTCGAAGACGGGAAATACAAGGGAGTGATTGGGGTCGGTGGCCTTCTTCTTGCGAAGGTACCAACAGAGATCGCGCAGCAACGTCAGGAGTATATGACTAATCGTCATAGAGAACGAAGCGAAGCAGTAAACAACGATCTAATGAAGGAGCAGGATAGTAGAATGCCTATCAATATTGAGAGGCAATCTCGTGTAACCTTCGGTGGTACAAAGAAAGATTAGTCTTTCTCGGGATAACAACCAATTCCCTACTATCGAATTAATTAACAACTATTGGAAATGGAGAAAACAATATGGCTAATAGAAACACATCAGGTTTCGGTTTAAGAGCTGCTAACATGGTAGGTGGTCAAGCATCTGTCCAAGGTCAGCAAAGCTATAAAATCGATGCCGGTCATAACGCAAATATCTTCAATGGTGAATTTGTTAAAATTGATCACGGCGGTACTCAAGGGTACATAGTTGGTGGTCAAGGTTCTGCGGCGCAGGGTATTGGAGTTCTTAACGGAATCTTCTTTAATGCGGCTGATACTAACAAGCCGACATTCTCGAACTTCTATAAGCAACCAATCACACCAGCGAACTCAGAAGACATTGAAGCCTTTGTGATAGATAACCCTTTCCAGCAGTACGTGGTAGCAACAGATGCTGCAACTACACAAGCGTCGTTCTTAAGAACGTTCGATATGAACACATCAGCAGGCGACACTACAACTGGTAAATCAAGCGCGACTTTAGACATCGCTGTTGTTGGAGACAACAACAAACAATTTAGATTGTTAAAGTCAGCTGAAGATCCAGAAAATAGTGAAGCGGGTGCGTTTAGATCAGTAGTAGTAATCTGTAACAAACACACGTACGTACACCAATAATAGGAGTAATTAGACTATGGCAATATCAAGATCGCAACTAGTTAAAGAACTAGAGCCAGGCCTGAATGCACTATTTGGGCTGGAATACAAAAGGTATGAAAATCAGCATGCTGAGATTTATACTAACGAGTCTTCTGACAGAGCTTTCGAAGAGGAAGTTATGTTATCAGGATTCGGAAATGCACAAGTAAAAGCAGAAGGTGCTGGAGTCAAATTTGACGACGCGCAAGAAACTTTTACAGCGAGATACACTCACGAGACTGTAGCTTTAGCATTTGCTATAACTGAAGAAGCTATCGAAGATAACCTCTACGATAGATTAGCTTCAAGATATACAAAAGCTTTAGCAAGATCTATGAGTAACGCAAAACAAGTTAAGGCAGTTGAATTATTAATCAACGGTCTTCCTTCAGTTGGTACGTTTAAATCTGGAGATGGAGTATCTTTATTTAATAAAGATCACACTACATTAACAGGACCAAACGTAGCTAACACTTTGCAAACTCAATCAGATCTTAATGAGACATCTTTAGAGCAATCTATGATTGACATCTCTAAAATGACTGATGAAAGAGGTCTTAGAGTTGCAGCTAGAGGAACAAAAATGATTGTTCCTTCAGAGCTTCAGTTCACAGCTGAGAGATTATTAAAATCTCAAGGTAGAACTGGAACAGCTGATAACGATATCAACGCAATTGCATCAATGGGAATGGTTCCTCAAGGATACAGAGTGAACAATTACCTAACTGATAGTGATGCGTTTTATATCTTAACAGACATTCCAAATGGAATGAAAATGTTCACAAGAGCTCCGTTGACTACTGCAATGGAAGGTGATTTCGATACTGGCAACGTTAGATACAAAGCTAGAGAAAGATACTCATTTGGAGTATCTGACTTCAGAGGTATCTTCGGTGTTGAAGGTGCGTAATCAATAATTTTTTGTGGCGGGACACAATCCCGCCACAATCATAAAATAGAAAGGAAAAATGCCTCTTAAAAAATTCAGAGTAAAAATCAACGCTTATCAATATCATGCAGACTTTATCATAGAGTCTCTAGATGGCCCGATAGATATAGAAAATGCTATCATTGACAGATTGGGAAAATCTGATATAAAATGGGAACATCTTGGAGAAATGATGGATCCGAGAGTAAACAGAATAACCTATGAGGAGGTTATTAATGGAGGCGATAATGCAACATCTGGAGACCCTTTACACGAAGAAGAAGGGACTAGATCTTCAATGGGAGCAGGAGCATCTTAAAGAGGGTAGATATACTCTCGATATGGTTAAGATTGACAGAAAAGTCAGAGACGTAATTAGCCAGATCAAACTAGTGGAAGCAGCAAAAGCTGATGCACAGAATAAGATAGAAGCTTCTCAACCCCAAGTTTCTGTAGCTACTTAATAAAAAGCTACATCGTTGAATAAATTCAATTCACATTACAGGCCCTCTTATCAAATCTAGTATATAAAAAACACACTATACAATTAATTAGATCATAGACGAGTATAGTCGACGGCCTAGAGACTATGATCGGAAACTAGGAGGATATAATTATGGCACAAACATTGTTTAGAGGACCAGTTCTGCAAGGTAAATTTAACGAAGCAGGTTTAACTGGATTCAATCTAGAAAACAAATCAGCTAACTACACAGTAGCAAATGCGGATTCTGGTAAGACTTTCACATCAAAAACTGATGGAATGGTATTTACTTTACCACCAATTTCTATTGGGAGAATATTTACATTTGTAAATACAGGTCCTGATGGAACTAACGCTATGACTATCAGCCCAAATGCTGCTGATGGTATTTTGTATGCTGGATCTTTAACAGATAATAAAGATCTTATTAATACAAAAACTACACAAAAAGTAGGTGACTTTGTAGTATGTGCATCCTTGAACTCATCAACACATTGGACGATTGTTGATGCGCAAGGTGTATTTGCTAAAGAAGCGTAATAATTAATTTGGTGTGGGCTTCGGCCCACACTTGAATTTAGGAGAACAATATGTCATCAGATCAAAGATTTACTAGAATCACTAGTACAGGTCAGGTTAAAACAATAGCAGGAGGTTCAACTAATATTGGTCCTTCAAGAATAACTTATATTCAAGCAAAAGGTCATGCGAGTGGTCAACTTGAATTAAGAAATAGTTCAGACAATAGCGGAGCTTTATTATTTCAAGCTCACTTTGGAACAGAAGGATTAGATATATATGTTCCTGGAAACGGTATTAGATTTGACACTACAATTCATGCTACAATATCTGGAACAGGATCAGTAACACTTGGCTACACTGGCTAGGAGGTAAAACGTGGCTAACACAACTTCCGGCACAACGGTATTCGATAAAAATTTTACTATCGATGAGATAGTAGAAGAGGCTTTCGAACGTCTTGGAATACACAATGTAAGCGGTTATCAATTAAAGTCTTCAAGAAGATCTTTAAATATTATGTTCCAGGAATGGGGCAACAGAGGTATTCACTATTGGGAAATAGATGAAACTAATATTGATCTAGCAGAGGGACAATCAGAATATAAACTGTATAGATCTTCAGCAGAAGCCACAGCTGCTGGTGATCAAGCTACAACAAAAACAAATGCTAATGCAGCTGAAAATGTTTTTGGCGTAAGTGATATTTTAGAAGCACAATTAAGATCTGGTATAAATACAACTGATCAATCAGACAGTCCGATGACAAAAGTAGACAGATCTACGTATGCAGGTTTTTCAAATAAAAATTCAAAAGGAACTCCCAATCAATATTGGGTAGAAAGATTTATAGATAGAACAGTATTACATTTATATCCTACTGCTGATTCTACAAACGCAAGTAAATTTGTTCACATATATTATATAAAAAGAATTGAAGATATAGGAGATTATTCTAATGCAACAGATCTACCATTTAGATTTGTTCCATGTATGACTTCAGGTTTAACATATTATCTATCAATGAAATATGCACCACAACTAACACAACAAATGAAATTAATTTACGAAGATGAATTTCAAAGAGCATTACAGGAGGATGGGTCAGCTTCTAGTACATATATTACACCTAAAGCTTATTACCCAGGAACATAATGGCAAAGTACGCAACAGGTAAATACGCAAAAGCAATATCAGATAGATCAGGTATGACTTTTCCATATAAAGAAATGGTAAGAGAATGGAATGGATCTTTTGTACATGTATCGGAGTTTGAACCAAAGCAACCACAATTAGAACCTAAACCAATGAATGGTGATGCTATATCACTAAGAAATGTAAGACCACCAAGAACAGAACCTGCTGTTGCAAGATTACTTGGAAGTAATCCTTTTTCAACTACATCAGGATCTCAGACAATAACTGTTACTGAACCAAATCATGAAAGATCTACAAACGACACCGTAAGATTTAGAAATGTTGTTGGTAGTCCAGGTGGTGTAGCTTTTTCTAGCTATGAAAATTCATCAGGATTTAGTATAACGGTTACATCGACTGATAAATATACCTTCAGTCTTGGAACTAATGCAACTATAACAGAGGATACAGGAGGCAATACGGTTACAGCAGGACCCGTAACATTAACAGCATGATTAAATGGATTAAAGATTTATTTTGTAAGATAATTGGTATTAAACAATGTGAGTGTCCAGACGACGAACACATAGAATATTATACTAAAGTACCAGAACCAGAAATACCAGTTTTGGTTTTAAAAGATCATTGTGAAAAGCATAATAGATTTAGAAAAAAATGTCCTGAGTGCATAGCGATTAAAGAAGGAGCTAGTGCATAATGGCATATACTTTTCAAAATTTAAAAACAGATGTAAGAGAATATACAGAGGTTGATGACACAGTATTAACAGATGCCATATTAACTACATTTGCTAAAAATGCTGAAAATAGAATTTATAGAGAATCTGATTCTGATGATAATAGGTTTTATGCTACATCTACTCTGTCATCTGGTAATAGATTTGTAACGATACCTTCTGATCTTAGAATAATAAGGTATGTTCAGTTAAAAGACACTACTGTCACTCCAAACGTGCAGGTTTTTTTGGAAAAAAAAGATACTTCATACATGGCAGAATTCTATAATAAACCAAGCACAGCTCAGGGTCTTCCTAAATATTATGCTAACTGGGACGCTAATTTCTGGATTGTTGCCCCTACGCCAAATGCAGCTTTTGAAATAACATTGGCTTATATTAAACAGCCTTCATCTATAACTGTATCAAATGCGACGACCACATATCTGTCTAATAAATATCAAGATCTATTATTATATGCTACTCTCGCAGAAGCGTATGGGTACTTGAAAGGTCCTGCAGATATGTTACAATACTACGAAGGATCTTATAAGAGAGCTTTAGCAACGTACTCTATC